TACAGTAACCTTTTATCCTAGATGTTCGGAGCGAATCAATTTGTGATCTGTTAAGAATTTTACTCCATATAGCAATTTCTGACATCATACCCAACTTCTTCAACCTGTCTGTTCAGGCTGCTAAACTTCCTGTTACCAATTATCCGGCCGTAGATGCTGGATGGCAAAATTGGGAGACCGTTTACTATGAGACCAATGCTGAAGGCATTCGGACCAATCTAAGCGCCAGTTGGCAGTTCATGGTGCCACCGGATTACGCCACCAATAGTGCAAGTGTGCTAGTGAATTACTCATTGGTTAACACCAATGGACCAAACTCAAGCAATGTCATTTGGGGAATTTCATTGCTGGTCGCACGGTCTGGGACAACAAACGATATACATACGAACGTGTTTGGCTTCATGGCATTTGGAACCAATGACTGGATTGCCAAGTATGACGGAACAAATATCGTTACCAACTTGGTGGTAAATCTCGGTACAAATGCCGCCATACAGCCCATGGACACAGCGGTGTTGAAGCTTGAGCGTAGGGCGTTTGATGACACTTACGGTGGGCCTGTGGCATTGCACGGTTTGATGTTTCAATACACACGACCATGAAGACTCTCCTTGTTTTACTACTATCGTTGGTGGGCTCTTTTGGAGCAATTGATTTCATTGCCAATGATAACACTCAGCTTACAATGCCTACGCACCCTTCGTACGGCACTAGATGCACCACTAACATAACTATCAGTTTTTGGGCCACCAAGAGAGAGAACGGGAATAATCAGGGCTCGTTGTTAGGGCCGACACAGACTCAACTTTTTCTAAAGTATTCTAATGATGCTAATGACGCTATGGATTGGTGTCTTGATACATGGAGAAACGATGGAGGAGTTTCTCAGTGGAGGACTTCCACCGCACACAAGGCTACCAATTATTGGATTCATTACATCATTACCTATACGTTCTTAGACACTAACTCTATGAGGCTATATACAAACGGTGTTAGCTTCCCGGGAGTTTGGATAAATCTTCCTACAAATCATCTTGGGTCAAACATAGTAGGAGCAACACTTTGGGGCATTGCTGGAAATGGTGGCAATAATGCTGGAAGAATGTTGGGTATGATGTCAGAAATTGCTATATGGAGTAAAATTCTTAACAGATCACAAATTGATTCGCTCCGAACATCTAGGATAAAAGGTTACTGTAAAATGATCGAGCCAGACTCATTACAACTGTATTTGCCGCTTGATGGGACACCCTGCGATATAAATGTAAATGGTCGTCTAAACTCGCAACCAGACCGTTCATTTATGAAGTCCATTTTTGCTAGATTCCCGCTGACTGGCTCCACCTTCCCAATCGGTAAGGGGGAGCGAGTGCTCAGTTATTACCCAAACCAATAAACTAATAGTAATCGAAGTAATGAAGTATGTACACAAATTTTATGGCCGCAATCGAGGCAGGCGGCTGGGTAATGATTATCGGGGCTGCGTTCCTCGGGTTAACGCAGGTAACGTCCCTAGTCCTGCAATACCTATCCGGTCGCAAGGTGGAGGCTATAACGAAAACCAACCAACAGATCCACACGCTCGTAAATAGCAATATGGGAGTGCAGTTGGAGATAAGTGCGGTATTCGCCCGGCGAATCGCCGTTATGACCAAAGATCCAGAGGACCTTAGGGCCGCAGACTTGGCAGAGACATACTTGCGAGAGCATCAGGCGAAGCAGGGCATTGTGGATAGTCAGAAATAATCGTGCCGTTTATGCTTTCAACTCCAGTTCGCAGCCCTTAAGGTCGTGTTCTGGAATCTTGTGAAGCAAACTGTCATTAACATTTTCAACGGGGGCTCCCCGATGAATGAGAAGAAGAAACATAGAAAACCAATCCGATTGATCGTGTTCGCAACCGGGCATGACGAACGGATACCGAAAGAACCACCAGATATGGAAGTCACACTAAGTAAACCAATCAAGCCCGGTTTCCGCCGAGCATTCACCGTATCCACCGACGAAGCCATCGACAAACAGGCCGATGGGACATACGCCAAGAGCGAAACCCTTGAGGGCGACTCCACCGCGCCGGTCGTGCTGCCTGAATCCACCGACAGGCTGTTGACGGGTTGGATCTATGGCGATGGTGCCATTGGTGCCAAGAAAGCCAGAATCACTGTGGATGGCCACGTTGGAGATGGCGACGTTCCGATTACCTTGGACATCACCTACGAGGTTGCCTCGCCTGACGCGACGGCGTTTACCGACTTCAAGGAAGGCGCCGAAGAGGCGATTCCGGTCTAGTAGTTCAGCGCATGCCGTTTGGCCAAGCGTTCCATGCGCTTGGCTAAATCCAGTCGCCATCCATCGGGCGATGTGCCGCCCACATTGGATAGTTTAGCGATATGAAACCCTCGGCGCCGGGCCCCTTCCATCCCGGCTGCCAGGGCGTCAAACAGGTCAGGGCTTCTTCCGCTCTTGAGCTTCATCTTATCCTTGGGCTCAACCTCGATCTTGTTGGACCCGACAAAACCCCACTCGCGCATCGAGCCTTCCATCAGAACGTCCTCGGTCATGCCACGGAACTGGCCGCTTTGGATGGCCAAGGACACCGAATACCACAGTTCAGTGACGAACTTGCTGTAGTAATCCTTGCACAGAACCCGGATGTTGTCGGACACGTAGCGTTCACTGGGCTTGCCGCCGAACTCCACCAAACCAACGGCGTTGCTCCAAAGCCGGGCGAAGGCCCCAACGAGGGTGCCGCGTCCAGTTGAATCGAAGAACATATCCTCGGGCTTAATATGGCGAGCCTCGCACTGAGCTTTTACAAAGAGGGCAATTTGATCCTCTGGAAGTTCGGGGCTGGTCGTTGTTACCGGCACAAGAAGGGTGTCAATCAGAGCGATGATTTCGCGATCATTTGGGTCGCGACCAAATTGAAGTTCGCCGAAAACGCATCGGTCGCCGCCTACGCTCCCATAGGCTGCATCCAGAAAACCTATGCGCGTGCGTTCGTCATTTTTCCACACAGGGGGTTCCATCGCACCAAACTTTAGGCACATGGCCCGGGTGATGACGCGCCGAAGTCCCTGGCCGCGAGGCATCCGGCCCTCGTTCATCATCGAGTATTGGATGGAATCCATCCCGTAGAAGGCGACATCAGCCTCAATGGCTTTGCGGGTGATGAGGAATGGGTAGGGCGGCTCTTGATCGGGTGGAACGTCCATGTTGGGGCAATCTGAACCCACTAACTGCACGCAAACCCCTTCATTAAAGCGCGTCTGCCAAACCTTGGTCTTGGGCGATTGATCGATGCCTCCGTCCCAACCTCCCAACTCAGCCGATGGCTCACAGACCACTCCGAGGGCATCGGTGGTTTCCTTGGGGTTACCCATGACGATGCATTTGAATTCCTTGTTCTTGTTTAGATTGGATATGGCATCGACATAGGCGCGCGGCATGAATGCGCCTTCATCGGCAATGAGCATGACGTACTTGTTCTTGATGCCGACGTAGGAACCCATGCCGACAAACTGGCCACCTTTCTTACATGGAATGCCCGTGACCCCATTGCGGAAATCTCTGCCCTCACTGTTTTCGAACCGGTCATCGGTGACAAGGCGAAGGCGGCTTTCAACCAGATTGCCAGGGAGTCCGTCCATGCGCTGAACGGCTAGCTTGTGGGCTTTCTTCATCTCGCCCCAGACGCGCATCTCTAACATCTCCCGTTCAGTGCTGGAAACCAATATGGTGATGCAATCGCTGAAGGCGTAGTACGAGATAAGGGCAAAGTCAGAGGATTCGCGGGTCTTGCCACTAGATGCCGGTCCGATTACACCGATGATTCGGTGCTTAAGGAAGTTCTCTAACAGCAAGTCATTCCATTTATGCCACTGCTTTTCTGGCCACAGAATCTTTTGAGCCTCCTTGTAGTGATAGAAATTGCCCATACCAGCGTATTCACCATTGGGCTTCTTCCACTTGCCACCAGCCTGGATGCAGGCGATGTGAATCCAGAACATTGGTGTTAGCGGTTCGAAGGTCGTATTGAACAATTCCTGTCTGGGAAGGTTTACTTTGCGGCTTGCCATACAGAGCAGTGGACTTGATTCTGGCATTCATGGCAAACGACAAAGGCGCCGTTCGTATAGTGGACGGACAACTGTCGTTTGCTGGGGGCATCGACTCGGGCAAGGTTCCGACCATTGCCAGTGAATCATTCCCGGAGGGGTTAAAGCGCAATCAACTGGCTTGGATCACCAATGCAACTTGCCGTGGAGGAGGGGTGTTGCAGCGGACAGGCTGGAAGCCGCTAGTGCAGGATTATCCGTGGCCAGGTATATTCCAGGGCGGCTATATGTACGAACCGCCATTTGCCAATCCCTACCTGATGGTAAGCATTGGTGGGCGCATCTACATCATCCGGGTGGACACAGACAACTCGGTGCGCGACCTATCGGCTGAGTTTGGGCTGACCAATCCACCCAATGAACCGCAGTCGTTTTGGGTCCAAGCGGAGGAGTTTATCGTTATCCAAGCTGGGGATTTAGTAACTTTACCGCTGTTCTGGGATGGGGTGACCCTACGCAGGAGCAATGGCATCACTGGAATCATTCCACCGCCAAACAATGCTCCCAACATCAACGAGATACCCGCAGCAGGTCCGATGGACTATTACATGGGGCGACTCTGGTATGCATTTGGCCGCGTCTATACCGCTGGGGATATCGTGCGAAACCAGTTCAGCGGAACTGCGGCTTATAACTTCAGGGACAGCGTTCTTAAGGTAACGGAGAACCTTTTAGCATTAGCGGGAGATGGGTTCATTGTTCCGGCTCAATCGGGCAACATCAGGGGATTAAGCCACACCGCAGAGTTGGATACGGCACTTGGACAGGGCAGGCTCTACATCGGCACTAGGCGCGACATCTTCAGGCTTAACGTACCCGTTACGAGGACCGAATGGGTGGCGGCTGACAATGACCATCAGCCGCTCCAAACCGTTGCGCAGATCAACTTCGGATTCATCAACGACCGGAGTGTGGTGCGCGTCAACGGCGACCTATTCTATCAAGCCATGGATGGGGTGCGGTCGCTGGCCTTGGCCACCCGCTACTTCCAGCAGTGGGGCAATACGCCCATTAGCCGCAACGAGAACCGAGTTTTACGCTTCAACGACCGAGGGTTGTTACGCTTCGCCAGCGGCATTGAGTTTGACAATCGCTTACTCCAAACCGTCCTACCCTACCAGACCCCGGTCGGAGTCGCCCATCAGGGCGTCATGCCGCTGGATTTTGATTTAATCACCAGCCTCGATGAAAAGTATCCCCCAGCCTGGGAAGGCATGTATGAGGTGCAGAACGTCCTGCAACTGTTTGAGGGGGACTTCGGCGGGTTACAACGCGGCTTTGCCACGACGGTGAGCAAGCTTAGTGGCAACATTGATCTATGGGAGATGACCACCCAGGACCGGTTTGATCAGCAGGTGAACAATGACGGAAACCGAGTGAGTTGGTACGTGGAGAGTCCGGCCTATACCTGGGGAAATCCGTTCGACCTAAAGCAATTGGAAGGGCTTGAACTCTGGTTCGATAAGATGTTGGGCACGGTTGAATTCGTAGTAGATTATCGGGTGGACCAAAACCCTTGCTGGATCTTTTGGCATGCGTGGAAAGATTGCAGTGCCAAAGATTGTCGGGAGGACATGGAACCAGTGAGTTGTCCAGAGTATCCGATTCAACCTTACTGCGAAAGCTTCCGAGCCACTATGAATTTGCCACGTCCACCGGTGCGGTGCGAGAGGGGCAACGGAAGGCCGACCAATATCGGCTACCAGTTTCAAGTAAGAATCACAATTCGCGGATGGGCGAGATTGAGGGGAATGCTGATCTACGCGCTGCCCCGCGAGCAGGGCGCATTCGAAAGGATGGTGTGTTAAAGTGCCTATAATCGCTTGCCCCAATTCACTCAAGGAATGCCTGCCTTGCAATGATGACCCGATTCGCAACATCTCAGCCGAAGACCCCGATGTGGACCGGTTCATCGGCATCTACAATTTCATCCTCACCGATGTTCCGCTCAACAACCACTTCAGCCAAGCGGCATGCAAGCAATTCTGCTATTCGGAAGTGAGCCAGGATGAGGCGGATGACTGCGCGCGGCGTCAGGCTCAGGAGTGCGTCTATGACGATCTGGATGGACCAGACGGATTACCTGTAGCCACATTCTTTAACTCAGCCCAACACTTCACGGTTAACTGCCCAGACGGGACGCCATTTACTTGGACCATTGCGGCCGGCGAGTTCATTGGGCTAAACCAGTTTGGGGTCAATCAGATTGCGCTAAGCATGGCCAAGAGGCGGGCAATAGCCAACCGCATCTGCATCGTCAGTAACGCCCTGGATGGAGGGTGCAGAGATTCGGCATTGTCAGTGACAATCCAAGCAATTGGCGGCACGTCATTATTCTTCCCCTACATATCTGGACCGCAGACACCATTTGGGTTTTCTGATTGCGGTCGCGGCACCTCCCCAATTCGTTATGTCTGGACGCTGGTTAGCGGCTCGTTGCCGCCTGGGCTGGAACTGGACGAATGCACGGGCATCATCTCCGGCACTCCAACGGCGACCGGTAACTACAGTTTCACAGTACGGGCCACCGATGCCATCGGGTCTTTCCAGCAAAAGACCCTTACAATGTGCGTTATCCGCATCACGACACCTGCGACTTTGACAGATGGGAACCTTAACACGGCGTACGTGGCGAACTTGGCGCAAACTCCGGGGCCACAAGAGAACGAAACTTGGTCATTGGTATCCGGTCATTTGCCAGATGGCCTAGCCCTGTCGCCATCTGGAGTGATTAGCGGAACGCCAACTGAATCGGGCAGTTTCAATTTCACAATCCGAGTCTCGGTTTCATCCTGTTAGATATGTCTGCCACCTGCGCTAAAGAATTCGCCCTTACCATCACTGAGTTCGCGTTGCTGGCTTACTGGACTTTGAACGAGAGCACTGGCGGCAGTGGTGGTCCCAGGACCGATAACCTTAATGGGATTGTTTTGACTCCAACTGCCGATACGACATGGACCGGCGGGGGCAAGATTAGTAACGGAGTTCGTTGGGCCGTCTTTGATACAGGAACCCTGGAGAGCCAAGCGACTGAACCTGAACTGCTGTATAACGGCAGCGGCATGGCTTTCTTCGGATGGATTCGAATTCCAGTGGCCGGTGCGACAGAACAGGCGCCCCTATTCAACTACAAGTTCATTGATAGCGTCGGTGGAGTGGTTGGAGAGCTTGATTGTGTTTATGACAATGACACGACAATGATCAACTGCGTGCTGAGCGGGTTCGGAGCGCCAATATCCATCGCCTTGGTGCAGAACATTGCAGATAGCGCCTTCCATTTCTTTGTGGTTTGGTACGACATCGCTGACAGGAAGATTCATATTTCCATAGATAATGGAGTAGTTACTGACAGCGCAACGGCACTGGCGTCCATATTGCTTGGCTTTCCCAATGGCCGCTTAACCTTCGAAAAGCTTTCTAACCTCACCGATGTCATCATAGATGAGTTTGGGATTTTCGTCGGGGTGCCGACCGCCGCCTGCCGAACGGCGCTGTATAACGGTGGGGCTGGTATAACTTGGCCCGCAGTTCAAACGGCTTGCAACTGACCAGTAAACCTTTACAAGACAACGATAGATGAATCGCAATCGACTGATTGATTTCCGGCTTTCTCGTGGGCCACAGTCGATTGGGCTATGTCAGGCAGACATCTTGGGTTGCGCACAGTCCGTCAACGCGGCCACGCAACGGTTGCTGTTGGCGCGTGAAAGCGGGGACACAGGCTGGTGGGGAACATGGGCGAGGATGGTGTTTAACGTCGCCAAGACTGACCCCTTCATAACGCTTCCTCGCGAGGTGGCTAGGCTCATCAACGTGGACCTGTGCCGCACACCGATTGCGGTCCAGAACGAGTTCTATGAGTTCTTACAGTTTGGGATCGGACTCCAGGAACCACGCAGTCAGACTGGCCGGTGCCGCAACATGGATTGTGTTGTGCCAGAGGCGTTCGACCGAGGTAGCTTCCCCAGCTTCATCGACCTGGACGAGAATCGCATCCTGCGCGTTTACATCACCGACAATGCCGACATTGGCAGCCGGGTGCTAGTGCAGGGCACAGACGCCAGTGACAATCCCATCACCAGCCTGGATGGGACAGATAATGTCCTAGGGGTGTTCCTGGACCTGACGATGCCTTTCACCGACTCGCCCACACTCAACTCCCTCACTGGCATTCAGAAGTCGGTCACAGTGGGGCCAGTGCGATTCTATCAGGTGGACCCCGACACCGGAGATCAGGAACTCATCCTGACGATGGAACCCAGCGAACAAGTGGCGTCGTATCGCCGTTACTTCCTGGCGGGGCTGCCCAAGAACTGTTGCGACCCAGCCAGCGACACGGCCACCGCACAGGTCACAGCGATGGCGAAGCTAGAGTTTGTGCCGGTGCGCGTTGACACCGATTACCTGCTCATCGGCAATATCGAGGCGTTGATTGCTGAGTGTGAGAGCGTGCGTTATTCCAGCATGGATTCCCCTGGGGCAAAGCAGATGGCCCAGGAACGGCACGGGCAAGCCATCAGACTGTTGCAGGGTGAGCTAGTGCATCAACTGGGTCGGGAGCGACCAGCCATAAACTTTGCGCCATTCGGCAGTGCCCACCTCAGGAACCAAGCGATTGGCAGATTATTTTAGAATATGCCCAATATCGACGAGTGGAATAGGCAAGCCGACCAATTGAATTGGCTGGCTCAACATGGCATGGGTGGGCTGGGGCCGCTCGTCAACGAGTTGCCGCAATGGGCCCGGGGCCGCGCTGGAGCCCTTCCAGGAGTGGCTAGTGCTCCAGGTATGGGAGGGGCTGGCACATTGCAAGGAGCCGGACCATTGCCGGGAACATACAATCCGGCTTCTGGTGGCATCCCGGGCACAACTGGCACAGGCGCATCGCTGGCCAACTTGCTCTCATCCATCTCTGGGCAGGTCAATAACCTGGGCCCGATCATCGGTGGAATAACGGGCGCTGAGAACCAAGCGTTGCGGAACCAGTATCCCAACGAGTTCTTTACTGGCATAGGCACCGGATTGGAAAACATAAATCGCAGGCTCCAGGGAGACATAAGCGATCTGGTTCCAGGGTTGCAGCAAGGAGCGGCCGAATACGGTGTTGGTGCTGGTATCTCTGGCTCACCAAACGCCAATAGCAAACTGCTCCGCGATCTTGGGCTGACTCAATATGGCGTTCAGCGTAACGCGCAACAGGACTTGGCCCAGATGAAGAACACGATTCCAACAGTTGCGCCCTATTCCCCAAATCGACTCATCCCGGACATCGGTCAGCAACTCAACCTGCAAGCCATTGCTGATATGTTACGAGCCGCACCGGTGCCTGAGGCGGCTTATCAGCGCAACCGAGCAGATGCTTTGGCTGGGCTTAATCGCGGGTTTAACGCTGGTGGTGGAGGCGCGGGCTGGTTCAATCAAAACCCAATGTTGCCAGCAGGAGCAGTAAACCCCATCAATCGTCCAGCGTCGCCTTTGTTTGCGCCGCCTGCGGAGACTCCTCGCCCTGGACCATGGCCTGACATTTTCGGAGGAGTCGCCGGCATACCACAGCCCCCTGTCGGTGGCCCTGGATTCTTCGACACGATTGGCAACGTCTGGGATACGCCGTTTGATGTGCCCGGTGAGCAGATGGACATCGAGCAAGAGTTTTACGATTTCTAACCTATGGCTGCTGGAATACCTCCATGGCTAAACATTGACCCGGTGGCACCAGTGGGCCGGCTGCTCGAAGGCTATCGGGCTGGATTGAGTGCCAGCGAGGCTCAGACATCGGCTGCACAGCGCGCGCAGTCGATGGCGCTTGCTCAAGCACAGGCGGCGGAAAACGCTCGGCTTCGCCAGGAACAGCATCAGTTGGATGTGCAGCGGTTCGGGTTGGAGTTACGTCTTAAAGAGCAACAGGCTGAACAGGCGGCGCAAGAAGCAGCCGTACAATTGGAGGGCCAGCAGGGGCTTCAGAAAGAGTTGGCGCAAGGCGTTCCGATTCAGGAAGCGTTTATGAAGTGGGCGCCCAAGCTTCTCTACAAGCATCCTGAGCGTATTGCACAGGCTTACCGTGCATTCCAAACACCATCAGCACCACAACCCGGCTGGACTCCATCGGGTCAGGAATACATGGTTGATGCTCGCGGTGGACTAAGATTTCCGCCTCGACCAGTAGCCGAACAATCAGCAGGGGGACCAATCACGGCTCAACAGGTTGTCGATGAGCAAGGGCGCCCATTGGGTATGCGGGCTATTCGCGGCTCTCGCGGTGGTGTCCATCCAGTGAAGTCAGCAGGATTAACCCCGGGCGAACGGATGCGGGCACAGGTTGCCCGATTGGCCACAATCAAGGAACCTCTGGAGACGAAGAGGCTAAAACATCCAGCGCATTCTGCACTGTCTGAGCCGATGGCGCCAACTTGCCCAACGG